TATTATTAAGAGTGTCAGATGCTATTTGTTTTATTAGCAATTCAAATATTAAACCGGTGTTGCGGTATTTAGAATGTTTTATCTTCATTATACACGTTTACATTTATAAATATGTATTAGTTACCTAAATCCTTAATGTTGTCTTCATTAAGTAACTCAGATGTGTCTTCTGGTTTTTTATCGAAAACAATCTTTTTTAACATATCTTTGTTTTGTAAGTAAACAGTGTTGGTAGATTGGTTTTCCATAACGTTTTCATTATCTGATGGGTACCCGCCTTTCATTCCATGTATTCCTAGTGGATCTCTACCTCCTAGGGGGTTTTCTTGGGTGCCGTAAAAAGATGCTCTTTCTATAGGTCTACCACCTTCTGGTCCAGGTTGACCCCATTCCTGTTGTTTAGGAGGTTCTAACTCAGAATATCCATCTGGTACTGCTCCAGGTTCTCCTCCTTTAGGAGTAGCAACTGAACGTCTACCGTACATAGAAGCTAGGTCGTGTGGAGTACCGTAAGTGACTCCTGATTTAGCAGGATCGTTACCTTCTGATTCAATTTGAGCATTTCTAAATATCCTTTTAGTATCTTCTCTAACTAAATCTCTTTGCTCCATGTATTGATCTTCAGACATATCAAATATATTTTCGTAAATATAATCAGAAGAAAATAATTTTGTGTCTGTCATTTGAGAAGCTAAATCAATTTTCTCTTTTAATAGAGCTACTTTCTCTTGTTCAAATATAATTGAAGGAGTTGATAATTTAATCTCAAAGTTAGTTAAACTCTCTCCAGTAAACCCTTGTGTATAAAGGTGAATTAATGCTATCTTAGTTAACTCAGATTCAAGTATTTTTTGCACTCTTTCAACTGTTCTTGCAAAACGTATGTCTTCTGCAGCCAGAGTTGCTTTACCATTTAAATCTCCTTCATATCCAAAATATGCTTTAGGTATCTTTAATGCAGCAAATAACTTAGCTTGTAAGTACTGAACGTCAGTAGTTCCGTCATAGTCCAATCCTTTTGTAGTTTCTATACGAGTAGAAGTGTCTCCTCCACGAACTGGAAGATAAAAATCCTCCATCATGTTTTGTATATTAAACTTGAGATTGTAGTTTCCATCTTGGCCTATATAAGGTGTCTTTTTCATTGCATCAATAGTTTTTTGCATGAATTGATCAACCTCATTTGGTGGAATAGAACCTACGTTAATGTAGAACATTCTCTTCTCAGGAGCTCTCATGATACGGTGTATTAACATCGCATCTTCCATCAAGTTAGTCTGCTTAAATATCTTTCTAGCAGGTTCTAAATACGAACGTCCGTAAGGAAGGTAAGTTACGTCTGATAATAATCTAAAGTGCGCTACTTCATAGTTATCAAATACTATATTTTGCTTGTTGGGCTTTTTAGTGTAGTTAGGATCTGATGCTGCTGCAATTCCATCTATTTCTAATTCAAATTTTACTTCGTTAGGATTTTCAGGATCAAAACCTTCATGTCTAATAATGTTATACACAGTGTAAGGTAGTACGTTATATACTCCGAACTTCTCTGCTATTTCTAGCTTTAAGAAAAAGTCTCCGTATTTTAGCATATTACGTGTCCATGACCATAAATTAAACTCGATGTTTAATACGTCATAAAATAAGTTGTAGAGGACTCTCTGAATATTTTCATCAGAAGATTTTATTGAAAGAATTTCTCCTTGATCGTTCTTTACTGTAGCTTCATCGGATACAATGTCTAGTGCTGAAGCTATAATGGAATCTGTGTCCATAGCTTCATAATCAGAGTATAGTTGTACTCTAAGTGTCTGATAGTTTAGGTTAGGGTTGTAGACGTTTCTGTTATTATAGACGTAGAGTCTATTAAACCTGTCAATCAACGAATTCGTTTGAAATCTACCAGTTTTTTGAATTGAATTGACATCTGCAACTTTTAGCTGATCTCCTCCGATGTTTCTTACAACAACATCAGATGAAAAAAGCCTTTTTAGTCTGCCAAATAGTGAAGTATCCGCCATTACGGTTTATTTTATTTATAAATATACTATTTTAATAACCAACTAATGTCTTCTTCTCCATTAGGTGTTTTTATAAGATAAGGATTTTCCTGCTTATAACCAACTGTTTGTATAATTGCATTATTGCGAGCATTAAGTTTACTGAATGAAGACAGTTGTGCTCTAGCTAAATCCATACCCTGTTGTCTTAGTTTTAATGCAGTATCTCTTACATAAAGAGCAGTGGCACAGGACATTATAAGGTCGTCATTGTATCTATCTTGAGCTTGTGCTTTACCATTTTTCCATACAAACACTCTCATTTCTGACATTAAACGTTTAGATTGTACTGTGACTGATTTTTCTCTAATATATTCGATCATTTTAGCTATCACTAAAGGTCTAGTTCTAGCTGACATAGTAAAACCGGGTACTAATTTATCTCTTTCATACTTGTACATGTATGACTCTACAGATTCCATATTATTGGTAGTACTGTAATACATGTTTCTATATTCTCTTTCTAGTATCTGTTCAATTGTAGCCCAGCCTATATTTGCATTCTCACATACAAGTAGTGCTTCATTGTATTCTGATGCTATTCCTACAAGCATATTGCCAAAGTCCTTAGGTGACAATTTTCCTTTGTATTCAGCAACTTGTACAGCATTCTCTATATCAAATATGTGAAAAGCCGAATAGTCAGTTGAATCCCCTCTAGCGACGTCAGCTACAACCATATAAGACTTGGAGTAATCTACTCCTTCCCATATCCATAAGTTACCATCTACTCCTCTTCTTTCAAGAGGGTCTCTTTGGTAAGTCTCTTCATAGAATGCCATATCTTCCGGTTCAAAGACTGTATCACCAGAAGCAAGAAAGTCACAGTCGCACTCCTGTCCGGCCATTCTAGGACCTAAATCATTATCTTGTTGATCTCTCCATTCTTGATTTCTTTCAGGATGTACTGTCCAAGGCAGTCTGATAGGTAAGAATGAATTCTCCCCTGTTTCAGCTCTTTCCCACGTTTGGTGAAACCAGTTACCAATACCGTTAGGAGTAGACAGTGCCATACATTGTCCACCTGTAGCTAACGTTTGTTGTGCTGCTGTAAATGTATCTTCTACGTTTTCGATAAAAGCAGCCTCATCCATTAGTAGTAATGATACCGCTTCTGAACGTGCAGCATCTGGTGATGATGATTTAGCTTGTACTTTTGATCCGTTTTTTAAACGTAGAGATAATTTGTTTTTTTCAACGGATGGTAGCTTTAACCATTTAGGTAACTCATCATACATAAAGATAACTTTTGTCACTAAGTTACGTGCTGTAGCCTGAGTTGTAGCTAATGCTAAAATGTTCTTATCTTTATGGAATAACATTAACCATAAAGAGTATCCAGCAGCTAAAGTTGATATACCAAGCTGTCTAGACTTTAATGTAATAAGGTATTGATTGTCTCTAAATAATCGAAGTACTTTTTCCTGAAAAGGGTAGAGGTTAAATAATATACGACCACGAGTTGGGTGCTGTATATGGCAGTACTTCCTCATGAAATACGCCGGATCTTTGGCACACTTAATATACTCTTGTGCGATTATTTTTTTTATATCCTTTGACATAACTATTTAATTCCATTTCTGAAGACTTGTGGTGCTAAACCGTTTTTTAAATTAACAGGGCTTGAAAATGTTTGTGGTTTTTCATCAATATATGCCATTAACTGCTCTGCACTTACTGAAAGATAATCTCCAAAACTTGTTTTTGTATCAACAAATATAAAATGATCTACACCTTCGTTTTTGACATAAGAGCCAGCATATACTTTTTGTAAAGCAACTCTACAATTAGTAGGGTCCTGACAGCTATCAACTGTGATGTACTTATTAACTAAGTCTGAATGGTATACCTGTTTAAGAAGGTCTTTGAGGTCGTTTACAGCTTCTTTAAATTCATCTGGTGAATTTCTATAAATTGCAGGCATAAACTGATCTGGTCTTGAAGTATCTCTAACAAACTGTTGTGCGGTATCCAATATTTTAGCACCCCCAGTAAATGAATGGTCTCTTTTACCTAATCTAGCAGCAGTCCCTTTTACTTCTAAATATTTTCCACCCCAATCGAGATCGCCTTTTTCACCTTTCATCATCTTGACATCACTTATGAGTGTAGCTAATCCTACTTCTGCTTTACCAACTCCTCTACCTCCTTCTTGACCTCCTATACTAATCAAACTTTGTACAGTTTTTGCAGATAACTTACCGTCCAACTTACTAATAAGGTTTCCTTTATACCCTAGTTGAGAAAAAGATGGAGCGTTTTGTACATACTCCATGTAGTTGGTTAAATCGTCATTATCTGCTAAAACGTTAAATACACGTTGTGGTGCATCTCCTGATTCTAATGTACCGTTATCAATATTTTGGCTATTAATGTACTTGAAGAATTTATTTTGACTAGGTCTATTTTTAATGTACTTACTTATAAACTGTAATGCTTCTGTGTCGTTAGAAATAGAACTAATTAGTTGTACTATATCATCAGCAGAAATTGTTTGTTTTTCTTCTGACAGTTCAGATATTAAGGAATCTAAAATTTTTTTGTCTTCAGGGTTGTTTATATCTGGAATACCTGTTTTAGTCCTCCATGCCCATTCGTTGTATAGCTTATCAGTAACATTCATTTACTTAAGAATTACAGACATTTTTAATTCGACTTCATGTACCTTATATTTTAGTACTGTCTCATATTCTTGTTGACGTTCTTCATCTGATTG